ACTGTTAAGAGAAACTTGAATCATACGGATAACCATTTCACGGTCAATCTCAGCTTGGATTTCATAGGACATTGCATTGGTCATTTCTGCATCAATGTCAATTCCGTTCATGTTCATCAAGTCTTGCTCAAGTTCCATGCTCCAAGAAGTTCCTAAACGACGAGTACCAGCTTCAACAGCTTGTTTCTCAACTTTAAGAGACATTGTAGGAATATTGCTGCTTGCTTCAAAGTGGCTAAGAAGTTGTGCAACACCCATATCTTGTGGGGAGAAGTCGAAGCAAGTTCCAGAAGTTGCGGTTCCAGTTACACCAAGACCAGAAAGACCAGCAGCAGTGATACCAGTGTGTGCAGTGTAAAGCTTGTTGTATCCTGCTTCATCAGTGTTAGCACCAGACCAAACGCCTGGACCTTGTGGGAAAGTTTTTGCTGCACCACAAGAACCTTTATCACTGTAAGGACTACATGCAAGAGAATCTTGGTCATAGAAATAACGAAGAGCAAAAGCAAGACCAACAGGACCGCTCATTGGCTGAACACCTACGATTTCATGAGTGATAAGCTCAGGGAATGTACGACGAATCATTGGAATGAGAGTCTTTGGAAGACGAGCATCGCCAGGAGCATACCAGTCAGTGTTTCCACCAGTTCCTGGACCTTGTTGACCATATGCGCCAGAAGCATAGCTTGCTGTTCCGTCACCACCTCCAAAAGGAGTGTTGGCAAGGGTTCCACCTGCTACCATACCACTTTCTTGAACAAGATTACGAGGCATGTGGCCATTTTGACGAAGCCATGTTTCTTGGTTTTCACACATAAGTGCTGTAGCAAGACGCTTTTGATAGCCTTCGATTGGTTTAGTTTGATTGTCAGTAAAATCTAGAATTTTACTCCATCTTTGAATTAGTGCTTTTCCTCTTTCTCTAGAAATAAGTGAGGGAGCCGAGTCTACATAGTTTGAAGCTAGTGATTGCATATGTTTTTATTTATTGTTTTTTGGTTTATTTTCTGAAATTTAAACCTTTGAGGTACAAATCTTCCATTGGGTTAATCGGATTAGTTGTTGCAAAAGGCTTATTTTCTGATTCTTTTAAGATTTCATCGGCTACCCTGTTCCGATCAACGTTAAAGTTTTTATTTTCGTTTATGAGTGCACTGTTGCGTTCTTTTTTGGAATTGCGATTGTACATATCAACAACGTAATTAAAATTTTCTTTTATAAATTCAGCACTCTTACCTTCTAAACGGGAACGAACAAATTTAGCTTGGTCTACTGGAAGATTAGCAAGTTTTTCTGAAAGAACATTCTTGCTTTCTCTAATCATCTGATTCTTTTTGAATTGAGTATTTTCCATACGCAAGCTGTCAAGTTGACGCTTACCATCTATTAGAGCTTCTTTGATATTTTCGTTGATGAATTTTTCATCAACACCCAAAACCTTTCTAGCCTCTTCTATAGCTTTGGTTGCATATTTGTTTTTAGCAGCCTCTTCTATTTGATTTTTAGCAATGTGCTTGGAAATATACAAATCTAAAAATTCATCAACACTCTCTACAAGAGTATCTCTATCCCTTTTAGCTGTGTTTGTGATGAGTTTCTTATATCCCTCATGTATTGTTAGAAGCTTTTGGTTAAAGTCTTCTGTAATTGCTTTGTGCACAAATTTGATTTTTGCTGTATGATCTTTATCAATAGCAGCAACGGCTTTTTCCGATACTACTTTAAATTTGTCATATTGTGCCTTAACAGCACTCTCTACTTCTAAGTCAAGACGAGCCTGAACTGTTGAATCAATCTTAGATTCAATAAGTGTGGAAATAGCATTTAATGTGTCTTCGGAAAGCAATTCCTTATCCACAGATTCAAAAATAGATTTAAGTTCTTCTGTTATCATAATATTATTTATACTTTTTAGTTTTTTTCTTGTGAAAATGAGGCTTTTACTTTCTCATATTCGCTATCAAGAAGCCCTTTTATTTTTAACTTCATTATGGTTTCTAATTCCCTATCAGCAGCAGCACGGTTTTCTACACTTACATTGTATAGAAGATTGCTTATTTTATTTTTAATTTCGCTCATATACACATATTTACTTTTTTTTAGAAAAAGTTTGAAACTAGTTGGTGGGTGTGTTATTATGATAGGATGAAACTGTTAAAACTTGAAAAGTACGGACATGAATATTGTGGCCCATGCAAAACCATGGAGACTTATCTACCAGAAGTGGTGGAAGAATTGAAAGAAATTGCTGATTTTGAAAACGTAGATACCTACAATGTTGATCCTGAAAAAATAAAGAATGCTGGTATTAGAGCAGTTCCTACACTATTACTATACAAAGAAGGTGTGGAAGTTTGGAGACATGTTGGATTGTTGAGCAAAGATGCTATAGTTGCAAAGGTTAAAGAGTATGTCTAAGAGAAATTTAAAAGATTTGGTGATAGCTGTTGATTTTGATGGAACATGTGTAAAACATGCATTTCCAAGAGTTGGAGAGGATATTGGTGCTGTTCCTGTGTTAAAAAAACTAGTTGAGGCTGGTGCAAAACTAATATTATGGACAATGAGAGATAAGGGTTCTCTTTTTAATGCTGTGCAATGGTTTAAACAAAATGAAATTACCTTGTATGGTGTACAGAGAAATCCAATTCAGCATGAATGGACAAGTAGCCCAAAATGTTATGCATCTCTTTTTATTGATGATGCTGCATTAGGTGCTCCTCTTATCTATGAGGATGGTGAAAAGCCTTATATAGACTGGAAAAAAGTGGAAGAGATGCTTTTTTAAGCTCTCTTTTTCTTTTTTAACTTTTTTTCCATTTTAGATAATTCTGAGTAGTAAGTTGGAAATTCTGTTAAGTGATCCTTTGCTATTCCAAGAGTCTCTTCTGGAGACTTATGATGTTCTTTTTCAACATCAACACCCTGATCCACAGCAGATTTTCCAAATTTGGAAACTAGTTTCTTATAAGTTTAATCAAATTGAGAGGTCATATATTTTCACCATGTCCCTCTATAATCTCATTAGCCAAATCTCTGATTTTATCAGCACATTTTTCAATTTTATTTCTAAAGCTTTTATACATAGCTTCTTTTGCAAGATCATCTAAATCTGAGACTACAGAAAGAATATCTCTGGCTATTTCCACTTCTTGTATTTCTGATAAGTCTTCATCTTCCATGTCCTCCTCATCCTCTCTAAATCCAGTTTCTGCTTCAACAGAAGGCAGGGGGATAGTTTGACGAACCACTCTTAAAATTTGTGGTTCCATCATCATATTTTCATACAGTGTGTAAAGGTCTTCTTTCATTATAATGATTTTATAAATTTCTCCAAGCTTTCTCTGATGTATTCATTTATAGCATCTCTGTGACGGCTAGGATATTTAGACAATTTCTTTTCTAATTTGTTATATGCTTCTGCAACACGACCATCATCAGAAATAATATATTCCTTATTTTCAAGAATACCGTTTACAAATGCTGTTGCAACACTAGGATCAAAAACATTGTCCACTAAAAGAACTATTGGACTTCTAACACGGTTATAACCATCTGAACTCTCAGAGATTTGCCCCAAACACTTTGTGCTTTTTCCAAATTTCACACCATCATGAACAAGAGACTCTAGAATTTTTCCAGAAGGGGTGCTTAAAATTAAACTTTTTCCAATATAGAAATCAGGGTCACTCTTATCTCTTTCTAAAGAAATAATTTTATCAGCAAGTTTTCCAAGATCAACATCTGGATTAGAACTGTGGTTTAGTTCTCCACCTCCTCTATTCTGTTCCACATATTCTTTTATATAAGATTCTACAGCAGGAATCATCTCATCCTCCTCATAAATTCTTTTATTCTTATTTCCGCGATTCATCATTACATATTGACCTTTGATGTAAGTTCTACGCTCATCTTCTCTGTTGGTCTTCTCTGTCACAAATTCCAAATCGTAGTTTGGTTGTTCAACTATTAATTTTCTAGAAATAATCATACTTTTACTTATATGTATTAAAAATATTTACCGTACACACTGTCATTTGGATTATCAAAATCCTCTTTGGAAATCTCATCAATGTGATTAGTTGACGCATCCTTAGTAATGTCTGTTTCGTCTATAGTGCTTTCTGTCTTTCCGTATAAATCTTGATCTACGGGCATACGAATGAAATTTTCCTCTGGAGCATTAGGTTCATAAGAGTAATCCATTCTTTTTGCAGTGAGTTTCCAAACATAGTGACCTCCCATAAAATCAGCAGGTTTTATTTTGTCATCCTTTTCAGTTACTTCGAAAACCATTGGAGACTGCTCAAAGGGTCTATCACATGCACTATCATCTATAATGAATAAATCACCTGCTAGTGGCAAGACATTTCCCCAAACTTGCCTGAATGCTTTTATAGGAACAAAAATCTGAATATTTAAATCGCTCATAATACCCCATTTGGTTAAGAATGTGTTGTAGGATTGAAAATCTATAATAGCTTTCATTTTTCTTGGCCCTCTGAATTTGGCTGTTGGATTTTCTCCATATAGTCTATTACTGTCAGATATACTAAAACCTGTTGACCAATAAGAAATAGCCATACCATAATTATCTGCATAATTTTCCACCATTCCCCTATAGTTGTTCTTTATAGTACTTGTAGAGTCACCACAGGGAGAAACGTAGGGATTGGTAGAAACTGATATTCCTGTCTCTGCTAAATCAGCATAGGGTTGGTTTGGTGCACTAGGATTCAAATTGAATGGAACATTATAGGCCATTTACCTATTTACTATAAATATCAATAGCATTATGCAGGATTATA